GCGTTAGCTTTTCCATGCCCAATACAGCCATAAAAAGTAGCCATTGAATTTTTCCAATATTGCAAAAGCAAATCAGAATTCAATTTAGAGTAGTCCTTCATATCAGTCTCCTTTCTCTTTAAGATATATACATTATAATCTATTTAACATTTAATGTCAATAGTTAAAATTATACTTATTTTAACATTTATAAATAGTTTATTTATTTAGTTAGTATAATTAAAACTAATGTTAATTAATTTAAAATTAGGGGTTGACAATAATGTTGAATAGTTTATAATGTATATATATTAGAGAAAGGACAACAACATGGCATACGATTATTCAGACGAATGCATTTCAGACTTTCACAAAGAGGTTTATGGATACCGCCCAACACATGATTACATGGTAGAGTGGAATGCATCTTCTCCCACACAAAAACAAAAGGTATGGGATGAATATGCACGCATCAATGAAATCAATATTAATAAAGCAAAAGAAAAAGAAACGATTGCAATTGTGCAGTTTAATAAACGTATCAAAGAGCTTATGTATTTTGGTGCTGGTGATAGAGAAACAGCTTTATATTGGATTTATCAATCGGAAAAATTTAGTGATGAACAAGATGTTGAGCATTACGTTTGGAAGCAAGGAATTTTATTCACTGAATATGGTAAGAAATTGCTTAAAGATTTATTATCTATCTTTGAGCTTGAGGGGACAAGAATATGAGAACTATAACCACACATTTTGAATATGCTTTTAGGTATGCAATTCAGAAAAAAACAAACTGGCATTTAGGAGTGCCAGTTGAAACAAGGCTTAATTTTGTTATTTGGAAATACATGTATATAGATAATCCATGTGGGTTTACTTATGAACAGGTTAATTCGGTAATTGAACAAAACCTTGAAAGAAGCATTGCTCAATTTAAAGGTAAATGTATTGAGCAAGTCGAATTGCATTACCTTGGGAAAGATATACAGGAACACCTAGATGCAAGCGGTCAGAGTTTTGAAGATTTCTTGGATTGGGGTTTATTATGAGTAGAGATGATTGGTTCATAGCAATTGTATTCACAGCGCTTATGGTGCTGGTTGGCTTAAATATTGATAAATTGATGGTGATATAAATAACAAAATGCTATAGTCTACACAAAGAGGTGGACTATGGCAAAGTATGAAGTAAAGAAATTCGGTGGCACTAGATACAATGCCAGACGTGAAATAGCTGAACAAAATAGATTACGACAATCTTTTGAACGTAGGCTAACACTACTTTTAGTAACAGAATTTGCAAAAATTGGTGATATAGCAAGGCGCGAATATACTGAGCGTAGGTCTATTGAGCTATCAGGGAATTTAATTGAAGGTAGATTAATAAAAATATTAGAGCCACATTATCGTGCTGTTATTGAAGAATTTGGTTTAAGAATGTTACGAAATCAAAAGCAAGATAGTCAGTTTGAGGTTTTAATAAGAGATTATATGAGAATTTTTGGTCTTATGGCTGTTAAAAATATTGCGAACACAACTAGAAAGAAATTAGTTGAAGTTATGCTAATGGCAGATGCAGAAGCAATGGGTGTAGCATTTGTTGCAGACGCAATTTATCAATCAACAAGAGGTCAATATACACAATTAAGATCAGCAACTATATCGAGAACAGAAACACATAATGCCGCAAGTTATGCCAATCACAGTATAGCAAAGTCATTAAATTTACCTGACCTACAAAAACAATGGGTATCCGTATCTGATGATAGGACGAGAAGCAACCATGCACAAATGAATGGAAAAATAGTACCTATGGATGAAGACTTTGAAGTTCCTAGCGACTTTGGAAATAGATTAATGTCGAGGCCAGCCGACCCAAGAGGAGGCGCGGCAAATGTGATTAACTGTAGGTGCGTGCTTTTATATGTTACTCCAGAAGATAGCGTGTTTGACGAAAGGGATTAACAAACGATTTAAAATACTCTATACTTGTGTTATATATGTTTCTAAGTTTTGATTAGTGTGATTTAAAACTATTTAAAAAATAAGCGAAAATATCAGATGATATTAAAGTTTAAAAGAAAGTAAGAGGTCAGAGTATGGATGACGCAAACCAAATCGACCAAGAGATAACGCCCTCTGGTCTTGAGACTAAATTCGAGGATGGTCGCGTTGATGTATCTTTTGAAATAAAAGCGCAAGACGATGTAGAAGGGGAAGGCGAATTCTCTGGATATGGTTCTATTTTCGGTAATAAAGACTTAGGTGGCGACATTATTGAAAAAGGTGCGTTTGCCAAATCAATCGGACGCAAAGGCGCAAAAGCCGTTAAATTATTATATCAACACAAATCAGACGAGCCAATTGGTGTATTCGATGAAATAATAGAAGATGATCGTGGCTTAAAGGTCAAAGGTCGGCTCGCTATGGGTACACAGAGAGGCCGTGAGGTGCATGAGCTTATGAAGATGGGCGCACTTGATGGATTATCTATAGGATACCGTGTAGAGCCTAAATATGTCGATTACGACGAGAAAGGCAAAACTCGCAGGCTTAAATCAGTCGATTTGATGGAAATTTCTGCTGTTACTTTTCCGATGAACCCACGCGCAAGGGTTCAACAGGTTAAAGGCACAGAACGCTCCGTTCGTGAATGGGAAACTTTTCTTCGGGATGAAGGAAACCTATCACGCAATGAAGCAAAGGCGGCGGCAAATGCCGTTTCCAAGGCACTTGAACAGCGGGATGCTGTAAAAGAGGAAACGCCTAAAGTCCTTGAGGCTCTAAACAGCCTTACCAACATCCTTAAAACTTAAACGGAAAGGGTCTACCAAATGGAAGATCAAGTAAAAACAGCCGTAGAAGCGATGTCAGGTGCTTTTGAAGAATTTAAAAAAGTAAATGATGATCGTTTGGCACAAATTGAAGCTAAAGGTTCTGCCGAAGGCGAAACAGAAGCTAAACTTGCTCGTATCGAAGCTGATATGGACAAATTTGAAGACATCAATCAGTCTTTAACACAGCAAAAAAAGCACTCTGAAGGTTTTGATGAAAAACTAAAAGAAATAGAAACTATGCTAAAGCGTCCAGCAAATATGATGGAAGCTAAAGAAGTTGATTTATCCCTAAAAGCTTGGGACAGCTTCATGCGTAAGGGTGAGCAAAACATGGCACCAGAAGAAGTGAAAGCTTTAACTGTTGGCACTGCGGCTACTGCTGGTAACCTAGCACCAGCTGAGTATGTAGAGGAGTTAATTAAAGTAATTACTGAGATTTCTCCTGTTCGTTCTGTTGCTCGTGTTCGTCAAACTTCGAATAAAGAAATTGAAGTACCAAGCAAAACTGCATCATTTGCGGCGGCTTGGACTGCTGAAACTGGTACTCGCGCAGAGACAACTGGTTACACAACTTCTTTGAATACTATCCCAACACATGAATTATACGCGAGAGTGGATATTTCTGGTATGTTACTTGAAGATAGTGTTTTCAATCTTGAAGCTGAAATGAACCAAGAATTTGCTGAACAGTTTGCAAAAGCAGAAGGCGCGGCGTTCATTGCTGGTAATGGTACAAACAAACCAACAGGTATTGCTGACGGCAACACAGTAGCACACACAGCTACAGGTGCGGCAAGTGCGGCTATCTCTACAGATAACCTAATGGATTTAGTACATGCTTTAAAAACAGACTATGCAAGCAATGCTACATTCTTGCTTAATCGTGCTACTTTAGGGATTATCCGTAAATTGAAAGATACTGCTGGTGCATATATCTTCCAAACTGGTTTCTCTGGTCAGTCTGGCTTGCCAAACACAATCTTAGGTTCACCATACCTTGAGTGTCCTGATGTTGCTGATGCGGCTTCTGGTGCAAAATCAGTATTCTTTGGCGATTTCCGTCGCGGATATATGATTGTTGATCGTGTAGCTTTATCAGTTTTACGTGACCCATACTCACAAGCACAAGTTGGTAACGTTCGTTATCTCGCTCGTCGTCGTGTTGGTGGTGAAGTTGTATTGGCAGAAGCAATGCGCGTTCTCAAGCACGCTACATCATAATAATGGTCGGGGGGTTAACGCCCCCCAACTTT